CGGCAGCCTGTGGGTCGGCCGGCTCCGGCGCGAGCGGCTCGGCCGGCGTGTCGCCCGTGGTTGCGGCGGGAGCGTCGGACGCAGGCGCCGGGCCATCTTCCACCTTGTCGGCGGGCGCCGGCGGGGTCTTGCTGCTGTTCTTTGCCATGTCGTGCTCCATGGCGGCGCCCCATTCCCGGGGCGCCGCGTGGTTGATGGGCGGGGCCCGTTACGCCGCAGCGCCGTGCTGGAAGGTTTTCACCGCGCCGCCGACATCGAGCAGGTTGCCGCCGGTACGCATCCACGCCAGGAAACCGACCTGCCCCTTCTTCACGTAGGCCGAGTCGTTGAAGCGGAACATCGTCAGGGCCATCACATCGCGGATCTTGTAGTAGCTGAAATCGCCGAACGCGATGGACTTGGCGCCGGCCGCCGGCGAGGCCACATGCTGGTTGATCTGGATGTCGCGGTTCAGCAGGCGATCCGGCGCACCGCCCGGGTTGCCTTGCTCGTAGCCGGGGACGAAGATCGGGCGGCCCTGGTCGTCCTTCACCTTGCGCACCAGCTTGAGCATGTTGTCGTGGAACATCCACTTCGCCTGCGCGCGGTATGCCGGATCGACGCTGTGCTCCAGGTCCACCAGGTCGTCATAGAGGATGACCGGCAGCGCCGAGACGGCGCCGATCTTGCCGACGCTCGCGGCATTGATGACGCCCATCGGCTGGCCGGTGCCGCTGCCGGCCGTGTAGTGGCGGTTGGTGATGCGGCCCAGACGCGACTGCAGGCGGCGTTCGATGAAGCCGGAGATGTCGGCGGTACTGTCCTGCAGCAGTTCCCACGGCACGGTGATGACCTTGGAGCTGTACTTGTAGACGGGCAGCCCCTTGGTGCCGAACGATGCATCTTCGTCGGTCGCCGACTGATTCTCCGCCACGATCTCGCCCTCTTCCGAGGTGCCGTCGCTGGTCGGGTACTGCATCGGCTCGCCGCCGGCGGTGCTGAACACGTCCGCCACCTGGCGCATACCGCCATACGCCTTGAGCGCGTCCAGGATCTGCTTGGCCAGCGTGGTGGGCACGGTGTAGCCGCCCTGCTCGGGATTGAGCGCGGGATTGCCGGACATGGCCGCATTGACCTGCTTCCAGTCCTCGGCCGACAGCGCGCTATCGCCGCCGCGCGCCCAGCGGTCGAACAGGCGCATTTCGTTGGAGGGCATGTTGCCGCTGCCGGCGGCGCCCTCGTCGTGCTCGCGGGCGCCGCGCTCGCGCATGGCATTGTCCGCGGTCAGGTCCATCACCTTCTGGTGACGCTCGATAGCCGCATCGATGCGCTCGATCTCGGCCACGTTGTCGTCGTACTTCTTCTGGTCCTCGGCGGTCCAGGTGTTGCCGTTGCCGGTGCTGGTGTCCAGCAGGTTGCGGGTGTCCTTCGCCAGCTGGGTGCGGCGCTCCCGCTCGGCCTGGATGTTGAAAGGCATAGGTGTCGATCCTCTTGGCAATAAAAAACCGCCTTTCGGCGGTCGGGGGTGTGGCAAGCGGGAGCCGCTTACGCTGGGGCGCGCTCCAGAAGCGCCAAGCGGCGCGACAGGGCACTTTGGTGGGCGGTGATGTCCTCGCCATCATCCGCGCTGTTCTCGGGCCGCAGGAGCGCGGCCGGCGTGTTGCTGTAGGCCGACAAGTCCCACTTGTTGCCGGCCTTCTTCTTGCTGACGACCTCGACCACGCGGTCAGCGAAGCCGTGCTCCTTCGCCTCGTCGGCGGTGAACCACGTTTCCTCGTCCATCCACTGGACGATCTGGGCCTCGTCCTTGCCCGTGCGCCGGGTGTAGTCGCCGGCCAGGCCGGTGTCGATCTTCCCCAGCAGGTCGGCGGTCTTGCTCATGTCCGCCTTGTTTCCGATGGCGATGGTCCAGGCGTTGTGGATCATGAAGCCGGCGCCCTGGGTGATCTCCACCTCATCGCAGGCCATGCAGACGCCGGTCGCGGCGGAGGCGGCCAGACCATCGACATGGGCAATGACCGTCGCCCGGTGCTGGGAGATGGCGGTCATCATCGAGCGCGCGGCGAACACGTCACCACCCGGCGAGTCGATGCGCAGGTGGATCACGTCGGCATCGATGCCGGCCATGGCTTGGACGAACATCGTTTCGTCAATGTCACCCCACCATCCGCCGATGACGCCGTGCAGGTAGATGGTGGCCTCCTTGCCGTCCGACTCGGCGCGGACGGGCTTGGACTTGCCGGCGTTATTCTTCGCCAGCTGGAGCAGCTTCGGGATCGGCATCTGGATTTCCTTCGTTGTCGTCGGGCGGCTGCTTGGCCGGCGCCGGGTCTTTCGGTCGGTACAGCTCGTCGCCGCCGGCAATGGGCGGCAGGTTCTTGAGGCGGCGAACCTCGTTGACGGTCATCCAGCCCTGTGCGCCGGGGCCGCCGAGCGCCTTGCCGAAGTACTCCGCCTGGGCCTTGGAGTCGCCGGCCAGCAGGCTATCGACGTTGTGCTCCGTGAAGTAGCGAACGGTCCGAAAGAGCTTTCGGTTCAACTCGTCCCTGATCCGGCGCAGGTGCGGGCCAAGGGTGTGCTTCACGAAGCCGATGCCCATCTGTTCGATGCCGGTTCCCCAACTCGTGGCCTTGCTGGTCTCGCCGATCATGTGCGGCGGCACGCCGAACGCGCGCGCGATGTCGATCACCTGCCACTGCCGGGATTCCAGCAGCTGCTGGTCTACCGCCGACATCGTGAGTTCCTTGATGTCGAGCCCTTCGGTCAGGATCAGCGGGATTCGCCGATTGCCCTGCATGCCGCCGTACTTCTTCACCCAGGCGGCGCGAAAGTCGTCCTGCGCGCCCTGCCCCATCTCCTTCGGAGTGGTAATCGCCACCTCTGGCTTTCCACCCTCAGCGAAGAACTTGCCGGCGTGCTCGTCGCCCTGGATGGCAATGCCGATGCCGTTGCGCGCGCCCCACTGGATGACCGACATCCCGTGCGTGCCGTTGAAGCCGAAGCCCGGGAAGTGCAGCACGTCGTCCTGATCGACGGTGAAGTACCCATCGTCGTCGTGGAACGTGTACTGCAGACGCCGCGGATCGCGGGGACTCGACTTCGGCTGCTCCAGGATCATCACCCTGTCGCGTGGCCACGGGATGAACCCGGTCACCTTGCCAGAACGCGGGGTGCGCGTGATGTACGCGATACCATCACCCCGCAGCAACATCTGCGCGACGAGGAACTCCCAGGCGGCACCCGCCGGCCAGGCCGCGGAGAACTGCTCGTTGAGCAGCCACCAGTAGTCGTGGTCGGCGCGGACGCGGGCCTCGCCGGTGCGCTCGAACACCGGTAGCGGCAGTTGCGCGATGGCACCCGCAATCAGGCTCACGCAACCGAACACGGCCGACACCCGCATGGAGGTTGCGGGGCTCACGACCGCGCCGGAGGCGGTGGTGGGATTGCCGAAAATCTCGAACATGCGCAGGCTGGAGGACGAAACTGTCTCCCCCTCCACCACGTTTCCAATGGTCGGCTCGATCCGGTCCCGTGGGTCAGGGCGCCGGCTGTTGTCGAATAGTCCAAGCATCATTCCATCACCACGAAGCCCTGTTGGATTTGCGTTGGCTCCTGCACCTGCAGCGCGCGAGCCATCGCCATGATTAGCGCCACGGCGCCGTCGATCTTGTTCTCGTCCCGCTCCTTGCGTGGATAGACGTTTTCCTTTGCATCGACACGCGCCACGACGTTTCCGACCATCCAGGTCATCGCCGCGTTGCCGTCGTGCCAGAGCCGGCGCGCCAGCGTCAGCGCCTCCACCTCTTTCATCGGCTCGGAGAGGTTCCGCACGGACTGCGCCATCTCCACCACCGGCAAGCCCTCCTGCCCCAGACGGGTCATCAGGTAGGTGGCCTGCGCCGGGTCATAAACGATGTCGCGCACATCGACGCCGCGGGCGGCCAGCTCCTTCAACTCTTCCTCGATGAAGCCGTAGTCCGTCATGTTCCCCGGCGTGGAGACCATCAGCCCGTCCAGGACGAAAAGCTGGTACTGCTCGTTCTCCTCGACGGCCGATTCCGGGACGTAGAAGCGCGGGATCGCGTAGTAGCTGCCGTCGCGCTCGAACAGCAGGACGACCGCCGCAACGTCGATCTTCGATGCCAGGTCAACACCGATCCAGCACGGGCAGCCGGCGAAGTCGTCAATCTCGAAGGACCGCTTCTGCCGCTGCCAGGCCAGCATATTCATCCACGCCAGCCGCGCGCCCACCCAATCGTTCAGGTGCTTCGTCCGGAACGCCGACTGCTTGCGCGCCGACCGCTTGGCCTGGGCCAGCTGTGCCAGAAGGAACGACTCGAACACGGACACGCCGTAGTTCGGGTTGGCCTTCCGCAGGCTCGCCGGATCGTCCCAGCGGTCGCCCTCGTCAATGCCGTAGATGACCCCGAACACGGTTTCATCCTGGACCTCGCCCTCCAGGATGCGGATCACATCGCGCCGCTTCTCGTAGCAAGGCCCGGCGAGGTTGGTGCCAGCCGTGGTGATGATGCACAACAGCGGTTGCTCGCGCGCGCCCATACCCGTCTGCATGGCATCGACCATGTGGTCGGTGTCGTGCTCGTGGTATTCGTCCACCAGCGCGGCGTGGGGACTGGAACCGTCGCCGGGCTTGCCGATCATCGGCTCGAACTTCGACATGTCCTCCATGACGAACATGGGGCCGGGGTTCTTGGGGTTACCCGACTGGTCGATGCCGAAGCGGGCGCGTAGCGCCGGCAGCTTCTGCACCATCTGCCACGCCGGCCGGTAGACCTCGAACGCCTGCTTTTCGCTGGTCGCGCCCGAATAGACCTCGGCGCCGGCCTCGCCGTCTGCCGCGAACAGGTACAGGCCGCGTGCAGCCAGGCGCAGCGACTTGCCGTTCTTGCGCGGCACCTCTTCGTAGGCTTCTCGGAACCGGCGCAGGCCGGAGCCCTTGTAGACCCACCCGAACAGGTTGCACTCGATGAAGTGCTGCCAAGGCTGGAACGCCAGCTTCTGCCGTTGCGATGCCCACTTGCCCTTGGTGTGCGGCATCAGCTCCATGAAGCGCACCGCGCGGTCGGCCTTGGCGGCGTCGTACTTGTACGGCCAATCCGGCCCGCGGCGCTTGAGATCGTCAAGGAACCGCTGGCAGGCAAGGCGCGCGTACTTGCCGGCCGCGATCTTGCCGGCCACGACGCCGCGCGCGTAGTCCTTGGCAGATTCGGTCGGCGTCATGCGCTAGAACTCGTCGAAAGGATTGCCCTCCGGGGGCTTCTCGGTTCCCAGCTTCTGCCGGTCGGCAGGCGTCAGCCCCAGGCGCGCCAGGCACCCGATCAGGTGGGAGTACTTGGCCGCGACGAACTCGCCGCGGTTGGCACGGAACTCGGCAAGCAGCGATGACGCCACTTCCATGATGAAACGGTCGGCGCTGGTCAGGACGCCCGGCAGGGCGCACTTCTCCAGCTCCTTCCACACCTCGGCGACCTCGTCGGGCAGATGGCTGGGCAACTTGCCGAGCGGCTTGCCCGTCTTGGGCGCTTCCTTCTTGTAGCGCTGCGGGTCTTTCTTGGTCGCGCCCTTCAGCTCGGCCAGTTCCCTCGGCTGTCGATGGCGGGCCATCGGACCTCCCATTCCTGAAATTCAAATTCTGCGGACGCGCGAAGAAAGGGGGGCGCGCGTATCGGGCCGAGACCGCCCTGGACTTTTGCCCTCCCCCTCCCCATTTCGTTCATCCTTCTGTGGATAACTCGGGTCCGCGGCGTCACGCCCGAACCCGCCGTTCTCCCTCGCCGTCTTGGCGCTGTGGCAGCTGTGGCACAGCGACTGCAGGTTGTCGTCGGCGTTGTTGGCCGAGTCCCCATCGATGTGGTCCACGTCGGTTGCTGCCCGCACCCTGCCGGCCTTGACGCACTCCCTGCACAACGGCTCGCGGGACAGCTGCACCTCCCTCAGCCGGCGCCAGGCCGTCGAGTTGGTGGGCAGCGCGCGCCGCGCCTGCCTGCGTTTCACCTGCTTGGCCGGCTCCTTGTAGGGACGCCAGCCCGGGGCGCGGTGCTGGGGCGGTCGCATCGGCATCAGTACGGGTTCCCGTCCAAGTCCGTGCGCTGCGGCTCCTGCTCGTCGTCCACCGGGTGACCGGTCTCCTCGCCGAGCAGCTGGGCCACCGACTGCACCAGCAGGCCCACATGGGTCGCCAGCTCGCCCACCTGCTTGGCCTGCTCCTCGATGGCGGTCACCAGCCTCTCGATCCGCGCATCGGCGCTGGATCTGGACTGTTCGGCCAGTTCAGCCACCGACGCGGCACGGGCTACGGCTTCCGCATCGATGCGGCACTGCAGCTCCCGGGTGATAGCCAGCAGCTCGAGCGAGGTCGGCACCTTCACTGGATACCCCATCTCGTTGCCCATCACGTCCTCCCGCGCCCACGGCGCCAAACTCGCACGACCAAGCCGCGCCGTATCCACCACTCCACCCGCTGCCAGTCCGGCTCCATGCCCGTAACCCGGGCGAACCACACCAGAGCGAGCAGGTACCAGCGCACCCACCAGCGCCAGCCAATGGATGCTGTGACCGTCTCGGACATCAGAACTCCTCCACCGCCCAGCCGCCGCCGTCCTTCTTGGGGCGCACGCGCACCGCGATGAACCGAAACGGGTACTGGTCGGCCGCGATCTTGATCTTCGCCCTGGCATCGTCCTGCCAGAACCCTTTCACCTCGTGCAGCTCCATCACTCCGTCCGCGGCCAGGACTGCGAAGTCCGGGGTATAGAACGTGTTGTCGGCGAGCCGCAGCTTGATGCCCTCGAACCGGAACCAGAGGATTTCCCCGGCGTGCTGCAGCGCGCGCAGGTGCTCGCCATACGCCGCCTCGGTCTGATTCATCTTCCCGACCTTGAGCCGGCCGAGCGCGAGGTGCCCACCTCCGGCCTTGCGCTTCACCGGTCGGGAACCTCGATGGCACAGCCAGCGGCTACGACCGCGCGCCGGGTGTCGATCAGCTCCCGTTGGAGCCAGCCGATCCACGCGTCTGCCCGGTCGCCTCCTGCAACAAGATGCGTCGCGCCTGCCCACCGAAGTTCGGCGGCAGCATCTTGTCCTCGGGCAAGGCCCGCAGCTCCACCGGCGCCGGCTCCGGGCGCAGCACAGGCCCACTCCGGCCGCAGCTGCACAGAACCGCGGCGCAGAGCAGCAGCAAGATCACGTTCGGCACGGTTCGCATCGTTGATGGCCTTCTGGTAGCGGGTGTCGTTCGCCTGCCGGGCTGCGGCCAGGGCGGTGGATGCAGCGCGCGCCTTGGCGGCAACGGCGGCGGTGGCTTCGGCCAGCTGCTGCAGCGTTGCGGCGTGCTTGGCGTTCTCGGCCGCGCGGGCCTGGACCTCGGCCTGGTACTCACCGCGCCAGTGCGACCCGCCCCAGCGGTAGCCCAGCGCCACCAGCGCGACGGCCAGCGCCACCAGGAGACCCCAGCGGATCAGGTCCGCATAAGGGCGCAGCGGATCGAGCCGGGCGAGGATGTCGGCACGGCTCATCCGAAAAACCCTCCCCACCAAAGCAG